GAATACAGTTGATATCGTACAAGATCCTTCTGCCCCTAATGCTTATGTAAATGGCATTATGGAAGGAGTTTCTTATGAGCAGGATAGACCTGGTCATTTCATTAAGACAATTGATGAAGGTGAGACAGAAGTGAAAGAATCTAAAGTAAGTTTCTCGGAAGAGCAACAAGCTAAAGGTTTTGAGCATTTCCTCTCTAAACTATAATCTCTATAGGAGAAAATAATGTCTGAATTAAAAGACGATATTGCTGAGGTTATTGTAGAGGATACGCAAGTGGAAGCAACAGAAGTCGTAGAGACTGCTGAAGCACCTCTTACGGAAGCTCGTACAGTATCAGCAATACAAGCATCTATGGCAGGAATGTCTAAAGATGGCCTTGACGCGATCTTCGAAGCAGCGAAAAAAGCAGAAGCGAAAGCTAAAGTGGAAGACGATGAAGAAGAAGAGGACGATGAAGGTGATGAAGATGAAGGTGATATAAAAGAAGGTGGTAAAGCTAAGAAAGAGTCTAAGAAATCTAAGACTGAAGCTGATGACCCTAAAGCAGATACACTTAAGAAGAAAAAAGTGAAAGCTGATGACGGTTCTGAAGGTGATGTAGTCGAGAAGAAATTTAAAGAAGATGTTGAAGCGTTAATTAAAGACGAAGATACATTATCTGAAGGTTTCAAAGCGAAAGCTGAGACTATTTTTGAAGCAGCACTAAGTTCTAAAATCATTTCTGAAACAGCAAAATTAGAAGAGCGTTATGCATCTGATCTAGCTGGTGAAGTTGAAGCTATTAAAGAAGATTTGGTTGATAAGGTTGACGGTTACTTAACATATGTAGTCGAAAACTGGATGAAGGATAACGAAGTTGCGATTGAGCATTCTTTGAAATCTGAAATCACAGAATCATTTATTGATTCTCTAGGTCAGTTATTTGCTGAACATCACATCAATGTGCCTACAGATAAAGGAGACATCTTAGATGCTCTATCTGAAGAAGCAAAAGATGCGAAGTCACAGTTAAATGATGCAACTGCAAATGCGATGGATCTTGCTGAGAAAGTTAAAGCTTTCGAACGTAAAGATATCGTTGCTGAAGCATGTAAAGGCTTAGCAGCAACTGAAGAAGCAAAACTACGTGAATTAACTGAAGCTGTTGAAGCTGATGATAACACAAGTTATGCAGCTAAAGTAGCAACAATTAAGGAATCTTACCTTAGTAAAGATACCACAGTAGAAGCAACTCCGGAAGTTGATGCGATCACTGAGGAAACACAAGAAACACAAGTAGTATCTGATCAAATGCAGAAATACTTGAGCGCAATGACGCGTACTTAATTCCAATTAGGAGAATATAAATGGAAATTAATCAACAAGTTTTACAGGAAAAATGGGCTCCTGTACTTGATTCACAAGAAGCTGGCAAAATCGGTGACGCGCATAGACGTCGTGTTACTGCTGTCGTTCTTGAGAACTCAGAAAAAGCCTTTGCAGAAGAGAATCAGTTAACTGAAGCTGCTGCAGCCAACATGAGCAATGGAACTGGTGTAAGTAACTGGGATCCAGTTCTTATTTCGTTGGTAAGACGTGCGACTCCTGCAATGTTAGCGTTTGATCTAGTTGGCGTACAGCCAATGACTGGACCAACTGGCCTAATCTTTGCAATGAAATCGCGTTATTCAACTCAAGGTGGTACTGAAGCATTATTTGCAGAATCTGATACTGGATTCTCTGGTGCTGCTAACGGTTCTACTACTAATAGCAACGATCCATTTGCTGGTGATACTGATACTCCTGCTGATGTAGATGACTACACTCCAGGTTCTGGTAACTCTTTGGCAACTGCTGAAGCTCAAGGTACTGCGAGTTCACCTGCAATACCTGAAATGGCGTTCTCAATCGATAAGACTACTGTGACTGCAAAGTCTCGTGCTCTTAAAGCTGAGTATACTACTGAATTAGCACAAGACCTTAAAGCGATTCATGGTCTTTCTGCTGAGACAGAACTAGCGAATATCCTTTCAACAGAAATTCTTGCTGAAATGAACCGTGAAATCATCCGTCTATGTAACGTTAATTCTGTTACATCTACTCGTGGTGCTGTTGCTGGTACATGGAATGCAACTAATGCTGTTGATAATGGTGGTGCTCGTTGGTCAATTGAGCGTTACAAGGCACTTGTTCAAGCAATTGAGCATGAAGCTAACAAAATTGCTGTTGACACTCGTCGCGGTAAGGGTAACTGGGTAATGGTATCTAACAATGTTGCTGCTGCATTAAATGCTGCTGGCGTTATGGATACTGGATTGGGTGCATTAGGTTCTCAAGCTATGGATTCTGACGTAACTGGTTCACTTAGAGCTGGTACTTTAAACGGCAACATGGCTGTTTACATTGATCCATATGCTGCAGTAGATTACTTCACAGTTGGTTATAAAGGTTCAAACCCTTATGACGCTGGAATGTTCTATTGCCCATATGTTCCATTAAGCATGATGAAGACAATTGGTGAGAATGATTTCCAACCAAGGATCGGATTCAAAACTCGTTACGGTATTGCTGACAATCCTTTTGTCACAGCTGGTGCTGGTGCAAACGTATACTACAGAAAACGTAAGGTTACTAACCTGTAATTTTCTAAATATACAACTAAGATCCCCCTTTATTGGGGGATTTTTTTACTCTATAAATAGTACATGAATTATTTAGTCTTATATCAAGGTGGAATGGCAGGTACATGGTTAGCTTGGTTAATTAATCAGCATGCCAATTTTCCTAAATACAATAAACATACAAAAGAATCAGGACTTGACATCGGTTGTTGGGGAGCAGATTGGGAAACCTTAAATGAAACGTTTAAAGAATCTAGACAACATGTAATAAGTAATACAAAGAAAGATTGTATAAAGATACTTCCTTACCATGAAATGAGAGCCACTAATGGAATCGTTAAACTAAAAACAGAATTAAGAGATTTAGTACTTAGTGAAATAAATCCAGTTAAAATAATATACCCTGTTGTAACAACAATGAGACGGGACTTCGTCAATAGATGGAACACTCTATATGAAAGTGGAGCCATTCAAAAGGATCCTACTTGGGGCGAGCTTAATTTTACTATTCATGATATAGAACGATGTTGGACTGAATGGGATTGGTTTGTTGATCAGGAAGAACCATACGGTGATATAGTTAAAATCGATATAGGTAAATTGTTATCAGGTGATATATGGCAATACTATAAACTGTGCAATGAAATAGAGGAAGAACCATTAGAAAATATACAAGAACTTATTGATGACTACAAACAATTTTTCGTATAAATATAAGTATGCCAAACTTTCTTAACCCATCATCGTTCGTTTTAACCCTAGATAGTCAAACCTATTCTGGTGCAGAATTTACGATTCAAACAATGATCCTCCCAGATGTATCTGCGGATGGAGCAGTATTAAATTTCAAACAAATTGATGTTGCAATGGCCTCAGATAAAATACAATTTGGCGCATTCGAAATATCTTATCTAATTGATGAGGATCTTCTAAACTATAAAGAGATATTTGATTGGATAAAGAATAATGTAGAAGATAATCATACAGCTACTAATCATACACGTGACTTGACGCTTACTATTATGAATTCAGCAAACAATGTCACAAAACAAATCAAATTTGTGGACGCTTACCCGACAATGATTTCGTCCCTACCATTTGATATCACAACAACCGATGTAGAATATCTTACAGCAGTTGTATCTTTTAAATATTCATATTACCAATTTATATAATGAGGTCTTTATACCATGCAAAAATCAATAGAAAAATGGATAGATAAATTCGTATCTGTTCACAACGTAAAGCTTGGCACTGTGCCATGTCCATATGCCAGAAACGCACTAATCAATTATGTTAAAACCGATGACATCCGCAAGTCACTTGATGATTTAAGTTTAGATTTTAATGACGATTTTGAAGTAGTATGTCTCTATACCCCAACAAAGAATTATACAGCAGAAGATTTATCAACTATTGTAATGGAATTTAATCATCACGCAATGGTAAATGATATTGTTGCCTTAGAAGATCATCCACATGATGAAGAAATTATTAATGGTGCTAAGATGAATTTTGGTAAATGTATATTAGTACTAGTACAGAGACTACACAAAGTAAATGAAGCTAGTGATATATTAAAAGAAAAAGGATACTATGCTAACTGGTCAGAAAAAAATTTAAATGATACTGTGGCTTGGAGATTTATGGGGTGAGTTATTCTTATGCAAGAATTAATTTAGAAAAAACTAACTATAATCAAATGCATACAGTGTGTGCAAAATTATTACTTAATCCTGATCCTAAACAACTCAATGAAATATACTATAAATATTGTGACTATCATAAGTTCAATAGTGTTATGCCTTTGTTTGATATTGAGTATGAAGAGAATGATATAATAGGATATTATAACGGAGATGTATTAGTAGCATTTAGTATGATATCAATATACGATAGTGAAAATACAGAAGCAGTGCAATTCGCATGGGACTATGCCAATCCTAAATTAAGACTGGGTATAGAAAGCCTAAAGAACGAGTGTGCAGTCTACAAAGAAAGAGGTTATAAATATTTGTATATCGGTGGTGCGGATCAATACAAATTTAAAATAAATGGGTT